TAATCCCTTTCTAATATCATTTCTAAATAGTGTATTGCTTTCTTAATATCTTCTTCTTTTCCTTTCATAGAATGCCTACAAATATACTTTATAGCGTTGCCTTCTGCAAATAAAAATTTATTTTCATTTATAAACTCTGCCGGTTGTATGTTAAAATTTTTATAATGCTTCCCACCGTGCTGCTTGTTTAGTGATTTATAACCCATTCCTTTAAATATACTTTTGTCTGTCATAGTTCTAAAATATCCCTTCTGTGATTTTGTATTCCTGCTAAAGAAGATCTACTTGGAGAAGAACTTCCTATACTCCAGCAATCATTTTTACCTCTACTATAAGCAACGTAAGCTAATCTTACAGGTTCAAAACTACGAGGTTCTTGTCTGTAAATTGATAAATCAACTATCACATTGTCAAATGTTAAACCTTTTACTTTATGAATAGTATCGTGTTTAACTCTTGGAGGTTTATCTGTGTCCATACGATTTATTAAAACTTTATTAATGTATGGTGTTTTTTCTATCAATTCTTTTTTAACTACAACTTGTGAAAACCTTTGAAATTGTTTTGCTTCTGGTTTAATAAAACCACTATCTATTAATTCTTGAATGTTATAATCTTTGTTGATTAAAGATTTTAATGTATCTACTTCACCCTTGCCATGAGCTTTTACTAACTTACCTATTACAGGCCAGTAATCTAATATTTGTTGTTTAGAAACAGAACCATTTAAAAAAGTTTTCCAAGTTTTAAAACAATTGAAATGTTTTCTAGAAACATGAGGGTTTCCTGATAATAAAGAATAGTCTATCCCGTTGTCTTGCAAAAATTGATTTATTCTTTTGTGAGTAGGATTACCTCTGTAGGTAAATAAAAAAGTTTCATCTGTATTTAATATTTTATTAATTAAAATATCTTTAGCTTGACAGCTTTGTTCTAAACTAGGAATCCAATAAGATTTTCCAACAACATCTGTTGGGGTCCAGGTTCTTTTTGCATAGTCACCATACTTTTCCCATACAGGTCTAATGATATTTTTACATACTTTGTTTATAGTCTGACTACACCTTAAACCTTCAGTAAGTTCATTTGCTTTTGCTTCTTTTGAGTTAGCTAACGCATAAAAAAATTCAGGATCAGAACCTGCGTATTCATGAATAGTTTGATCTGCATCACCTATAAATATAAATTCCTCAGCTTTTGTAGCTGCTTTTTGTAAAGCAAGTATCTGAGGTTTACTACAGTCTTGAGCTTCGTCTACTATTAAAACATCTATGTCTTCTGGTATTTCTGCTTTAAATAAAAAATTATCTATCATATCTTCAAAAGATATTTTTTTATGCACACTTCTAAATGTGTTATATTTTTTTATTAATTTATATAACTGATCTTTGCTATAAGGATAATAACGAGAAGGCTCACACACAGCCCAATACTTATCAAAAGTTAAACCTTTACCATGTGAATGAGAACTATATTGATACACAGGGTGTTTTTCCCAATTATTTTGATTCCAAATTTTCATAGATTGGTTTTCATTACAAAATTCATTGTGTTCTTCTTTTTCATATTTTTGTAAAGGTAAATACTCTGCTTTAAAATAAGAATGTATAGTACAGATCTGATCTTCTAATCTTGTGTCAGGTACGTTTTGTATTTCTGGTAAACCTTTGACAGCTTTTATAATTTCTTTTGAAGCTAGTACAGTGTGAGATAGAACAACTATTCTTTCCCAAGAGTATTTTTTTAAAAGTTCAGCGTATTTATTTTTTAACCATCTATGAGTTTTACCGGTTCCTGGAGGACCCGGAATAAATTCTGGTGTCTTAAAACTATTCTTCATCTGTTACCTCTCCTGCTTCATCTCCTATTACTACGGATTCTCCTTCCCATATTAATTTTTTATTACTGGTTGTTTCTCCTTCTATTACCCAAGCTACACAAGACTTGCCCTCGTATTTACCACGATCTCTTTTAGCTTTTAATATTGTTTGAATTTTATTAACAAGATCGACTCTTTCTAAAGTTATTCTATTCTTAAGTAATTCTTTTTCAAAGTTATTTAAATCAAATTCTATAGTAGATTTTTTTGAGTTATAGTAAGGTAGTTTGTGAACAAACAATTGTTCTTTATCTGTGTATACACCTTTTATATCTAGATAATCTAAAAATATTCTTTTAAATTGTTCTCTATCTTCTGCTTCTTTTACATAATCTTTAGAAAATTTTCTTACATAAAATTTAGCCATCATCATTTCTTCAAACTCTTTTGCTTTCATTCTTGGTAGCCAGACTTTTGCTTGGCTCATAGCTAAGTCATAAAATACTTTTGGATTCATAAGTGATGGTCCATCAATCCATATTTTTCTTTGAACCATTTCTTCTTTTTCTGGAACATTTAAATAAACATTGTATCTGTTTGCTCCGTACTCTTCTATAAAATCAATAGTATCTTGTGATACTTGAGTTGTTATGTTTTGAAAAAGTCCAATCCAATTAAATAAACCTTGAATATTTCTGTGACTATATCCTGTAAGCTCATGAATTTTGTTTATTCCAAATTTTCTATCTGTTTTTCTAGTTGTAGTTCCTTTTTTTGATCTTTCTTGAACATCATCGTTTGCAGCTTCTGCAATTCTAGAAACAAATAAATCTATTTGTTCGTCTGTCCAATCTGAATTCTTAACTAGTATTCCTGCAATTGCAGTGCAATACTCATCTCTACCTCCTGTAGTTGGATATATAATCGTTAACGCTGCAGACAAAGCAGCCTTACCTACATCTATAAGTAGATTTCCTTGATACTCTCTTATCTCTTCAAATTTTTCCCATCTTACATTTGTCTTTGATTTGCTGTGTAAAGATCCAGGAACTATTGTATATCTTTTTTTTTCAGTTCTTAACTCACATATCATAGAACCGTGTGGAAAATTTTTAAAATCTTTTTCAAACTCATCTGCTAATCTAAATTGTGTAAATGGAATTTTACTTTTATTTGACCAAAGATAATGACTAGTTGGATTGCCATCTCTTCCAAAAATTGCACCACAATCTTTTACATAGAAATGTAAGAATTTTTTTACAAACTCATTATCAATATCTAAGTCAACATCGTTATCTAATCTTAAGGCTATTTCTGCTGTTTCGTGGTCCCTGTTCCATATATCTTTCTCTATTTTAAAATCTGGGTCGGTATATTTTTTAACCTTTGGTATACCCTTGAGACAGGGTATAATAACCCTTCCCAAATCTAACCAATCTATATAATTTATAGGTTCTTTATTCATTTATTACTTTTATTAAACTAAGAGCGGGCGGTATCCACTCTCGCTTCACCGCCCATTCCTGCAGGAAATTATAAACTAAATTCTTTTTTAGCTTCTTTGGTTTCAGGTTTAGCTTGTACTTCACCTTTACTTACAGACGCTGCAAAAGCTTTAGCCATGTCATAGATTCCTCTATTTTCAACAGCACCAGCTTTTGACACATCCCAACCAAACCATGTTCCTTTGTCATTAGACATCTGAACAGTAGATAGATTATAAATGTGGCTGTATGTTGGCGGAGTAAATAAACCATTTTTACCTTGCATCTTGATACCCATCATCATTGAGTTCCATTTTCTACTAACTTTTAATTGAGTAGACTTCATAGAAATTAATGCATGTTCTACATTTTCTGGGCTCGCTCCAAGAGTTAGCACGAAGTGGTTTGCAGTATTTTCAAGATAATTACCGTTTGGCAATCTATCTTTATAGTCCTTACCTCTAGTTGTTTGACTAACAATATCACTATCTGCATCATGAATTGCAACAGGTGCACCAGTGCTAGTACCTCTGTCTTGCCATTCAACATACTGTCTTTTATAAAAAACTGGTACGACTTGTATGGTGTCGAACAGTTCATTAGTTACAGTGTTTATTATTTTGCCGGGCTCTGCGCCTTCGACATACTTACCATCTCTTTTGTTTACCTCTGGAGATAGTTGTCCCAAAATTTTTAAAAATGGTAACGCAAGATCGTCTTGCGATATATTTTGAGTACCTTGTTGTGCATCTGCTTCCATATCAAATGTTGCTAATGCTCCATTCTTTTTTTCTGTTACTTGGTTCATGTTTATTTGTTCCTTTTTATAGTTGTTTTATTCTCTGAGAATACCCCAAAGATTTCCGTTGGCATTTCTTGACCTGCCTCAATACGCTCACGGACTAGCGCTTTCAGAGTCATGGGTTCAACCTTCATCTTTTGTGTCGGTTGAAACCCTTGACCCTTCGCAAGTTCGGCATAATCAGCCGCCTTGTTATCCTCGTTACGACCAAATGCTACCGAGATCTCATTCTTGATAATATCACCTAGTCCATTGTCACGAAGCCAGTTAAACGCCGCTTCTTTATTTGCTTCTGTAATAGTAGCACGATACGACGTTGAAACTTTAAGATGTGATCCATCTTGAAGTTTTAATTCTGCTAAACCCATCTCGCTCATCATGGTTGGTATAACCTCCCCTGATATACGTTGGTATTCTTTTTTTAAATCTTTGATGTTATTTTCACTTGTCTCTATTCTTTTGTGCAAGTTTTCTAACATCTCTACTTGATCTGCAAGAGACTGAATATTTTCAGTTTTCTTCATTGCATCTTGTTGGTCTTGTTCAAAGTTAATCATCTATTTCTCCTTTCTCGTATAGATTAATTTCAATAGGATA